TATTTTTATTTATGTTTAAGGGGATTTATTGGGGGATTTGCCCATATTTAGCACGATTGGCGAATATATTGGGGGATATGTTTGTTTGTTATATAGAACAATATTCTGTATTCGATATATAGAACATGGGGTAATATATAGAATAGCCATTGGGGGTTATATTAATTTGAAAGTGAATTTAGTTATCTATCAATACTCTGTCCCTGTCCTATTATGGCTTGAAAGAATATTCTTAAAATATTATATGTTATATATGTAATAAAATATTACAATACATATTGGGGGACTATATATTGGGGTAGTCCATTTTGGTTATACTACATATAGGGGTATGCATGTGCCATAGGGGGTAGTGGGTGTATATATATACGCCAACATTCCAAAATATTATGGGAAGTAATGAAAGTACATCGGCTACATGTGGCACGTAACCTACATACGTACTGTGTGGATTCCACATATTATGTATGTATATAAACCCCCCATACCTATAATATATATTATACAGTACGTGGCAACTTTGTCAAGAACAAAATAAATTATATTGTAGAAGCATTGTGCCAACTGTCTATTATACATACCATTAATTATTTTTATGGTGACCCTTAATCGATTAATCTAAAAAATATCTATTATACTGCTCCAGAGGCAGTAAGTAAGGGGACCCATAATGATTAATCTAAAAAATATATATTATACTGCTCCAGAGGCAGTAAGTAAGGGGACCCATAACGATTAATCTAAAAAATATCTATTATACATACCCTTGAATATATTTCAGGTGACCCTTAATCGATTAATGTGGCAACTGCAAAATTTAATTAAAAAAAATATAAAAAAAGTTAAGAAAGTACTTGACAAAGTTCTGATATACATTATAATAGAAGGTATAGGCTGTAACAATCAATGAGCCACACCATATATATACATAAACAGGGCATTACGATGAACGGCCTACATAAAACTCAATGAAATCAACAGAAACTAAGTCTAAAGTCAATGCGGCAGGTAATTATACCAAGCCAGGCATGAGGAAAACTATATTTAATAAAGTAAAATCCGGTACTAAAGGTGGAAAAGCAGGACAATGGAGTGCTAGAAAAGCCCAAATGGTAGCACTTGAATACAAAAAAGCAGGTGGAGGCTACAAATAATGAAGAAAAAAGAATTAAGTCCCGCTATGAACAAGAAACTTAAAGAACATAGCAAACACCATTCCGTAAAACATATGAATCAAATGAAGAAGGATATCATGAATGGTGCAAGTTTTACTGCCTCTCATAAAATAGCCCAAAAAAAGGTAGGAGCATAGCTAAGAAGCCTGTTTATAAGGTTTATAAGACTTACTACACAAGTGGTGAGTTCTATATAGGCTTTACAAGCAAGACAGGGATACACTATGATAACTACTTTGGTTCTAATACCACAGATAGAACTCCAACACACAAAGAGATTCTGTTCCATAGTCATTACAAGAGTGATGCCAAGCTAATGGAACTTATGTTTCAACTACAAAATTTTGAAAACAAGAATTGTTTAAACAAAATGTTGAACATACGCCTAAGAAGAGATTTTATTAAGAACATACCCAAGTTTAAAATTAGTATAAGTAAACATAAAGGAAGTTAATGGGTAAGAAAACACAGACATCAATTATGGATTCATTGTCCATACCAAAAAGAACCACCATAGGTGGGGGCAAGATTAAGACAAGTTCATTAAACAAACATAAGCGTAGGTCTTATAAAAAATACAGGGGACAAGGAAGATAGCATGGCAATATTTAAAAGTAAAGAAGAAAAAGCTATTAATAAAATAAAAGAATATAGAAAAAAAATTGATGAGTGGAATAAACTAAGTGAAGGAGCCAAAGACGTTTTATGGGGCAAAGGCTCCGAGTATAAAATTAAGATAGAAGAAATTAAATCTAGTTTTCCTGACAGTAAAGAAGTACAAGAAGAAAAATTCATTTATAAAAAATTTAAAACAGAAGAATCAGAAAAAAAATTTCCTAAAAGAAAGCAAAAAGATTCTAAAAAATATGCTAATGATGTAAGAATAGTTGTTGAGGAATTACCTCCATTAAACAAATATAAGCGTAGGGGACAAAGAAAATAACATGGGAATACTAAACACACCAAAGAAAACTCTAGGAAGAGAAAAGACTAAAAAGGCTATTAAGGATACTATAGCTAATGTTAAAAGTATATTTAAAAAATAATGGCACTAGCCAAATCGCAAAGAAGTCTTAAAGAATGGGGAAAACAAAAATGGCAAACGAAATCTGGGAAACCCTCTTCAAAGACAGGAGAAAGATATCTGCCAGAGAAAGCCATCAAGAGCCTGACATCTGCGGAGTATGCGGCAACGACAAAAGCAAAACGCCAAGGAACAAGTCAGGGAAAACAATTTGTGAAGCAACCGAAGAAGATTGCAAACAAAACAAAATCATATAGGAAAGTAACATGAACGTAATTAATAAACAAAAAGCAGATTTAAATAAAGATAAGAAACTCTCATCTTATGAGAAAAAAAGAGCTACGGCTATTGAAAATGCTATGCGTAAACCTACTGACCCAAAATTTAATGGAATGACAGATAACAAAAATAATAGAAAAGTAGAAGTATAATGACAAAAGAATTATGCCCTGTATGTGGCTGTGAAAAAGATATGTGTATTTGTGATGATGAATGCGAAAGCTGTGGAGCATAACTAATGGCATATTCTTCTAAACCCAAACCACAAAGAGTTCCTATAAAAAAACCACAGGAGTTAGCTATACAAAAAGCTAAACTACAACAGACTGTTAAACCACAACCTACTCCTCAAAAACCAAAAGTAATTCAAACAACTAAACCTGTTGTTAGAAAACAAATGAAACCTATGAGACAACCTATGGTTGAAAATAAACAAACTCCTAAACCTTTAGCAGGAGCAATGAGAACTAGTGGCGTACCTGCCGTAGCTGCAGGAAGAATCACAAAATCAAATATACAAAATAAAAAGAAACAAGATATGAAAAAAAGATTAATGAAAAAAACAAAACCACTTAGAGGAGTAATGTAATCATGTATGGAATGAAAAAACAAAATGCTAAAAAAGGTAAACCAGTTGTTATGATAGCAGTTGGTACTATGAAACCTAAAACAAAACCAAAAAAGAAAAAACCTACAAAGCCAAAATACTAAAGGACAATGTTAACAGATGCTCAAAAGAAAAATAACTTCCTTAAAAAACATAGTCTTAAAAGGTTTAACTCTGCTGTTAGGTCTACTGAAGGTGGTAAAAAAGGTAAAGTGGGTATACTTGAAAATGGTAAACCAAGGCTTATTCGTTTTGGTGATTCTTCTATGGGTCACAACTATTCCCCGGAAGCTAGGAAATCTTTTAAAGCTAGGCATGGTAAGAATATTGCAAAAGGTCCGTCAAGTGCTGCGTACTGGGCAAACAAAGTTCTATGGGCAGGTAAGTCGGGTTCGAAGAAGTCTCCTCCAAAAAGCCAACGTGTTGTTAAAGGAGCCAGAGGTTAAGATATCTGACAAAGACAATAATATTTTAGAAAAAAAAAATTAAATGTCAGTAACAAACAAAAAAAAATATTCTAATACAGTTAGAATTGTAACAGATGAATTAGCTAAAATTGCTTCTTCATCCAATCAAACTAAAGCTGTTAAAGATACTGGAAAAAAAGCAGTAGTTGCAGGAGCAGCAGCAGGTGCAAAGAAAGCATCAGATATGTTAGGATACACAGAAAATTTAAATAAAGTAAAAGAAGAAGCAGAAAATTGGATTGCTAATAAAGTTCCTTATTCAAAATATGTAACAAGTGATGCAAATAAAGTAGGCTTTAAATTTAAAGGCAATACCTATGATGCTAAATTTACTGTTAATAAAAAAGGTAATGCTAATATTATTTTTGATAAAGAATTTAAAAATGATTTAAAAGTAGAAACAAAAACAAATACTAAAAATAAAAGTTTTAATATAACCTTATCAAAAGTTTTTTAATAAATTCAAATAATGCCAATTTATTCTTATAAAAATAAGAAGACTGGAAAAGTCTGGGATGAGTATCTATCTTTTAATGATAGGACAAAGCCACTACGAAATAAAAGTGTAGAGATGGTGATAACTGCACCCAGACTTTCTTTTATAGAAAGAAGGGAACATGGTACTAGAGACCAAATGATTCATAGTGCTAGAGAAAGCATGAGAGAAAGGCAAAAAGAAGAAAATGCAGGATTCAGAGATAGCCCAGATTGGTTAAGAGAGAGAACAGAAAAGCATTTACAAAAGGTTAAATAATGTTAATACCTGAAAATAATAAAAAAGAATTAGCTTTAACAGAAAAACAAGAAACTTTTCTTACAGCATTATTTGGTGAAGCAAAAGGTAATCCTAGAGCAGCAGGTGATATAGCAGGGTATGCAGATTATCATCAACCACTAAGAGCCTTAAAAGATGAAATTATTACAAGAGCAGAAGAACAACTAGCTGCATTTGCACCAAGAGCAAGTATGGGAATGATTAATGCTTTAGATGAAGATGGAAGTTTACCCGGTGCTAATATTAGAATGGAAGCAGCTAAACAGATTCTAGATAGAGTAGGCTTAGCTAAACGAGAAAAAATAGATATTAATACTAAAGTAGAACATGGAGTTTTTATCTTACCTGCAAAAGATGTAATTAATGAGTGAAGAAATAAAAATAGCAAGAAGAAAAAATGCTAGAGTAATTCCTTACGGATATGAGATATCAGATAAAGACCCAGAGTTTTTAATACAAAATGAAGACCATATGGAATTAATAAAAAAAGCAAAAAAGTTTATAGACAATAATTGTTCATACAGAGAAACTGCAGAATGGTTATCACATCATACAGGTAGAAAACTAACAGGTATGGGACTAAGAGAAGTTTTAAAAAGGGTGATACACAAAGGTTGGTAGACGAGCCAAAACCAAAAAAAGCAGGTAGAAGAAGAGTAAAAGATTTAAATGCTCCTTTAAATATTAAAGAAAAAAAAGCTAGAAAATCTGCACATGATTTATTACGTGAAAGAAAACAAGAATTAAAAAAAGCACAAGATAATTATTGGTCTACTAAAAGTAAAATAAAAGATATTGATAATGTACTTGAAGGTAAGCAACAAGTCATTGAACAAGATAAGATTGATGAATCTACTCCTAACATTAAAAAGCTTATTGCAGATAGAGAAATTATTTTTCAAGCTAATGAAGGGCCCCAAACACAATTCTTAGCAGCAAGTGAAAGAGAAGTATTTTATGGTGGAGCAAGAGGTGGTGGTAAATCTTTTGCATTACTAGCAGACCCTTTACGTTATTGTACTAAACAAAAACATAGAGCATTGATTATAAGAAGAACAATGCCCGAGTTAAGAGATTTAATAAATCATTCTCAACAACTTTATCCTAAAGCATACCCCGGTGCTAAATGGAGAGAGCAAGAAAAAGAATGGAAGTTTCCTTCAGGTGCTAGAATAGAATTTGGTTATGCAGAAAACTTAACAGACGTACTAAGATACCAAGGGCAATCTTATACTTGGATTGGTATAGATGAATTACCACAGTATGCTAACGTAGATATCTATAATTTTTTACGTTCATCTTTAAGAAGTGTAGACCCAGATATTCCTGTCTATATGAGAGCCACAGGTAATCCGGGAAACGTAGGTTCACTATGGGTTAAGAATATGTTTGTTGACCCTGCAGTACCTAATACAAAATTTGATATAGAGATTCAAACTCCTTTAGGGGTTAAGAAAATATCTAGAAGATTTATTCCTGCTAAGTTACAAGATAATCCTTATCTTATGCAGACAGATGACTACTACGCAATGTTAGCATCTCTACCTGAAGTACAAAGAAAACAATTTTTAGAAGGTAATTGGGAAGCATATGAAGATTCTTCTTTCCCAGAGTTTAGTAAAGAAATACATGTTATTAAACCTTTTGACATTCCAAGAAACTGGATGAGATTCAGAACATGTGACTGGGGATATAGTTCACCTGCATGTTGTTTATGGTTAGCTGTAGATTTTGATAATAATATATTTGTTTATAGAGAACTTTATACACAAAGAGTTACAGCAGATATATTTGCTAGAAAAGTTTTAGATGCGGAACAAGGTGAATACATTAGATATGGAGTACTTGATAGTTCAACATGGGCAAGACGAGGTGATATAGGACCAAGTATTGCAGAAACAATGATACTAGAAGGATGTAAGTGGAGACCATCAGACAGAAGTCCTAGAAGTAGAATTGCCGGTAAATTAGAACTACATAAAAGATTAAGACCAGATGAAGATACAGGATATCCTTCATTATTTATTTTAGATAACTGTGTAAATTTAATTAGAACATTACCAATGTTACCTACAGATAAAAACAATCCTGAAGATGTAGACACACATACAGAAGACCATGCTTACGATGCACTTCGATATGGCTGTATGAGTAGACCTATACATCCTATTAAACAAGATTTTATGGATAAGGTTAATGAAAATAAACAACCTAAACCTGCAGATAGTATATTTGGATATTAAATGAAGCTACCAAAATATGTAACAGTTGGACCTTTTACAATACAATTAGTTTGTGTACCACATGAATTAATGTATGAAATATCTGAAGCACAAGGAGCATTTTTAATTAAACCTCCTTATAAAATATATCTAGATAAAGAAATGATAGATGTAGGTGGGCCAGATGCAGTTAATGTATTAATACATGAATTACTACACGTAGGTTATTATCAATACAATTTAAAGGAAAAAGAAGAAGAGACAGTTGTTAATTCTTTTGGAAACTTTATAACAGAAGTTTTATGCCATTCAGAAATAAAAGATTGGATAAGACATAACACAAAAAAATTTGCAGTTAAATGCGAATAAACGACAACATAGGAGAATAATATGAACATAATGAAACAATACAAGCAAGGCGAACTACCATCAGAAGAGTATGGCAGAAGCGGTGCTAAAACTAAAGATAGTAAAGTAAATGTTAAGAAGTCTGCTACAGGTCTTCCTGCTGATGATTACAGCGAGACAAATGTAACTGCAGGTAGAAAAGCAAAAAATACTGTTGATTCAAAAGTATTCAAATTAGCTGACGAGAAAGACTACTAAAGGTATATATGCCACATAATAATATAGGTAGTGGTGGTCTAGCTGAATCTGATGAAGTAAAATCTTTAGATAATGCCAAAGATGAAGGTTATAATAATCTTGGCGGATATATTGAAGGTAAGCTTAAAGAAGCAGAACAGGCTCGTCTTTATGATGAGAAAAGATGGTTAAGGTCATACAGAAATTATAGAGGTATCTATGGTTCCGATATGGCTTTTCGTGATTCTGAAAAGTCTAAGGTATTTGTTAAGATAACAAAAACTAAAGTACTAGCTTCTTATGGTCAACTTATTGAGGTTTTATTTTCACAAGGAAAATTTCCTATTGGAATACAACCTACATCTGACCCTTCGGGAGTAGCTAAATACGCACATCTAAAACCAGACAATCTTAAACAACAAGATGAAAGAATGGAAGACATCTATGGTTTTGAAGGTGATGGAAGAGAAATATCTCCGGGTGCAACAGCAGACGAAATACTTAATGGCCTATCAGAAAAATATGGCAAGGTAGGATTAGAAGAGGGTGCAGCACCTGATTTAAAATCTATGCCACAGATTGAACCTGCTAATGAAGCAGCTAAAAACATGGAGACTTTAATCCATGACCAATTAGAAGAATCTCATGCTATATCTGTAATGAGACATGTTTTATTTGAAATGTGTTTATTAGGTACAGGTATACTTAAAGGACCTTTTAATTATGAACAAGCAGACCATAAGTGGGTATTAAATGATGAAGGTGAAAGAGAATACCAACCTGAAAGTAAATTAGTACCAAGAATAGAAGCAGTAAGCTGTTGGGATTTTTATCCTGACCCTGATGCTGTACAAATTGAGGATGCAGATTATGTTATTCAAAGACATATCTACACTCGCTCACAATTAAGAGATTTAGTTAATAGACCTTTCTTTAGAAAAACTGCTATTAAAGATTGTCTTTCAATGGGTTCTAACTATGAAACAAGAAGTTATGAAACATCATTGTATGATAGAGAGAATCAAGAAGAGTTTAATAAAAACAGATATGAAGTTTTAGAATACTGGGGCGTTATGGATAAACAACTTGTTGAAGAAGCAGGTTTAGATATTCCAGAAGATTTTAAAACTGAATTAGATGAAGTACAAGTTAATGTATGGGTATGTAATGGTCAAATACTTAGATTAGTATTAAATCCTTTTACTCCTGCAAGAATACCTTTTATGATTTCACCTTATGAAATTAATCCTTATCAATTCTTTGGTGTAGGTATTCCAGAAAATATGGATGATTCACAAACAATTATGAATGGTCATGCAAGAATGGCTATTGATAATTTAGCACTAGCAGGTAATTTAGTATTTGATGTTGATGAAACAATGTTGGTACCGGGTCAAGATATGTCTGTATATCCGGGTAAAATATTTAGAAGACAAAGTGGACAAACAGGACAAGCTATACATGGATTAAAATTTCCAAGTACTGCTACTGAAAACATGCAGATGTTTGATAGGTTTAGACAACTAGCAGATGAATCTACAGGTATACCTTCTTATTCACATGGACAAACAGGTATCAATTCTACAACTAGAACTGCATCAGGTATGTCAATGTTGATGGGGGCTGCTGCTTTAAATATTAAAACAGTAATTAAAAATGTAGATGACTATTTACTAAAACCTTTAGGTGAAAGTTTGTATCAATGGAACATGCAATTCAACAAAGATATTCCAGACATACAAGGTGACTTAACTGTTAAAGCAAGAGGAACATCTTCTTTAATACAAAAAGAAGTAAGGTCACAAAGATTAATGACATTTATGCAAGTAGCATCAAATCAGTTCTTAGCACCTTTTGTAAAATGGCATAGTATTATTAGAGAGATTGCAAAATCTTTAGATGTAGACCCAGACCAAGTGGTTAATGACCCTGAACAGGCTGCATTGTTTATGAAATTAATGGGAGACTTAAATGGAAATCAACAAACTCAAGGCCCTGACCCACAACAAGGTGGCATGGGACCTGCTAATGGAGTACCTGCAGGAGCAAATAACACAGACACACAAGGGTCTGGAGGTGGCAACATCGGAATCGGAACTCCACAAACTCCAGGGGAAAGCGGCTTTACTGCACCAAATAATCAATCTGAAGGACCAAATTAAATAAATGTCAACCTTATCTGAATTACAAAAAAAGTTACAACAAGAATCACAAGGAATAATGTTTCCTTTTAGTGCAGCTACATCTGCAGTAAACACAACACAACAAGTTTATGATTCTTCTACTGATGGTATTATGACTATGACTGGTAAAAAATATACAGGTCCTAATGCAGTAGTCCAATATGGTACAGAAGCACAAGGTTATCCAAGACAGTTAAAACAAATAGAAGCACCAATGCTTCCACAAGTATCTAATTTACCACCACAAGGTACAGGAATAGTTGAAAATGCACCGGGTACAACAGTACCTGACCCTATTACAGAAACACCGGTAGAGCAACCTGTGGTAAATCCATGCCCTTCAGGATATCGATTAGTTAATGGTGTATGCCAACTAATACCACAACGTAATGACGATGAGCCACCTATACAACCCCGAGGAGAAAATGTTTATAAAAATTCTTTAAAAGGTTTTCTTAGACATGAAGAATTAAAAAATGCAATAAACAATTCATCATATGAGACTATGGCAGGAATAGGTGAAACAGGACCTCAAAGATTAAGTGATATTGTTACAACAGAAAGCACCCAAACCATAGGTGGAAGTACAACAAATGATTTACAAGATAAAGGTGTTGTAATACCTGATGCAGAAGGTGGAACTGCAGGATATATTATGGGAACAGCAGGAACAACTCCGGGAACACAAATAACTAATTCAACAGCTGCATTTGATATTGATGTAACTAAAGAATTACAAACTGCTAAATTAGATGCTATTGCAATAGGTGTTATTTTTAATAAAATTCTTCCAGGTTTAGGTACTGTAGCAGGATTTCTTTTTAATAAAAATTATAAAAATAATTTACTAGGGCAATTAAACGGATTAGCTGATTTTGGTATTCTTAATAAACCAGAAGAAGGTTTTAAAATAACAAAATCTGCAGATGGTAAAAACAATATTATTTCCGGAGTATCTACAACAGCAGAATCAAAAAATAAAATAAGACAATTATACTCAGATGCATTACCAGAATTTAATTCTAAAACAAGAAAAGAATTATCAACAGAGTATTTAGGTAAAACAAAAGAATATCAAGAAGCTTTATTTAAAGGTGGTAATAGAAGTTTAATGGAAGGTGTTTCAGACAAAGAACAAAAAGACTATGCAGATAGAACTAGTCAAGGTGGATTTGGTGGATTTGAAGCTAGAAATGACAGAAGTGCTAAAGGCAATCAAGCTAGAGAAGATGCTAGAAAAAAAGCAGAAGTAGCAGCAGATAAATATTCTAAAGAAAAAGCCGATGCTAAAGCAAACCCGGATAATTCTTGGAAAGATAAATATAATTGGTCAGGACCAGATAATTCAGGTAAGATAATAGAAGAAAAAAAGAAAGAAAATAGAGGTAGTGGTTCTGGTAGTGGAAAATCTAGAGTTATTTGTACTGAACTACATAGCACAGGAGAATTATCAACAAAAGATTGGATAAGAGATACACAATTTACATTTAAACATTTAAGTAAAACACATGTTAAAGGATATCTAGCATGGGCTATACCGACAGTTAAACATATACAAAAATATAAAATGTATAGAAAACTATGGAAACATATAGCACAACATAGAGCAAATGATATTGCATGGAGATTAAATCAAGGAAAGTTTGATGTATTAGGTAGAGTGTATGCAAGTATAGGAGAATCATTATGTTGGGTAATAGGAAACTTTGTTAGTGATTATAATTTAAATAAATTAGGAGTAAATAAACAATGGCAGAACAAGTAATGGCAGAACAAAAAATGAACGATGAAAGGCAAGGCGTAATGGGCCCAGATGTTGTTGACAGAGCACCTGCATCTGAAAATGCTTCTGAACAAGGTGCTGTTATGGATTTAATTTCAAATGAAGTAGAAGCAAATTTACAAAATTTAAGTGGAGAAGAAATGCAATTAATTACACAATTAAATGTACCACAATTTAGAGACTTTATGTCTAAAGTATTTGGTCCAGAATTTGGAGTAGTAATGGAAACTAAAATTCCACAACCACAACCTCAACCAGAGTCACAACCACAACAAGTTTCACCGCAAGGAGAAAACCCACCACCTATGACAGGTGAGGGTATGATGCAGCCACCCGTTCAATAACGGCCCTGCAAATTAGGGGCGACCAGATTCCAACTGCACCCCGAAGGAGGATAAATGGAAAAAGACGAACAGAACTCTACTGTTGTAGAAGAACAAAATTCTCAAGCAACAGAGGAACTCGCAACTCCAAATCCGTATAAACATCCGAGTAGGAATATTATGGATAAGGAAGACGAAACAACAGCTACTGAAGAATCAAAGGAAAAAACTGACGAGAA